TGTCCACAAGGGGTCACTTAGTGCATAGTGGGTCTTGACTTACTAATTCTTTGCTCAAAATTATCTAAATTGCAATAGAAAAGTTTAATGAAGGGTATAGAATCGAAGTAATATGGGTCTTCTTCTTGATGAAATCCCATACTTTCTAACCATTTTATTGTATTTATCTGGTCTTGTGGCACAAAGTTTTCTACAAAATCAAAGTCTATTTTAAGAAATGAGAGTATTAATTTGCTATGTTTAAAGATAGAAAGCCAATGTTTATCTACAGTATTAGTGCCAAGAAACCATATTCTACCAACATGCATCACATCATCAAGAGGTGTAACACCACACATAGCAATAGGTGTACCTTTATGCGTTATAGTAAATCCTTTTGCGCCATCTTCCATAAAAGGAACAGCAAGTGCCATCTCTGGAGATGCACCAACTAATGCACATTCTCGAACATCAGATAGTCTTAGATTATTAACAAGGTGGTCTACATCAGAAAGTTTACATGGTCTGAACTCAAACTGTCCTCTCTGAATGTATGTCATTTGTTATATAGTTTTTGAAAACCTTCTTCTACTTGACGAACATAGTTTGGGTCACGCTTTGTCATGCTCCAATATCTTTCGTCTTTCATCATCTCTCTTAATCCAGCTTCATTCTGCTGACCAGTAGGTGCAGCATCACCAATAGATGTACTTGTTTTTAGAGCATTCATTACAGTTTCCATAGCCTTAACACCATCAGCAGTTGAGCAAAGATTTGCTATTTGTGCATGTTGCTCTGGTGCAAAAAACTTATTTGACCACAGCTCTACTGCTTGTACTCTTTCCAAAGCATTATCGCCTAAGTTTTTCATCTCAGCTTGTGGGTCAGTTGTACCAATATTCATTGCCTTTTTGTACATCTCTATACCTTCGGCAAACTCATCCTGACTATAGCCATTCTCATATGACTGTTCAGCCCACCACTCTAACAACTCATTACTCTTTGCAAGCTCATCATCAATACCTTCTGGCAATATATAATCACCTTTTTTTTCAGGTCTGTCTTTGTATGCTTCTGTTTCCAAGTCTTGCATCATTTGAGATTTTATATCTTCTTCTTTCTGGCTCAACTTACCTTCGAGTTGTGAGTAAGAGTTAGCCATGTCTTCTGCTGATTTAAATTTTTCTGGCAACCAAGCTGGTCGTTCACCCATAGAATCTATAGGCTGTTCTTCTGTTGTTGATGCTGGCTCACTTGTAGGAGTTGTAGGGGTTGTAGGGGTACTATTACTCTCAACTTGTTCCGCTACTGTTGTTGATGTTTGTTCTTCACTCATGTTAGTCCTCTCTTGCTATTTTATCACCATGTACTATTCGTCTTTCAATAACACCTACAATAAACCTTGAACCCTCTGCGTGTCTAAGTACACTATCTGTAACTGCTGAACCATGCACAGCTTCAATAGTAATACTGCGTAAATATTTGAGTACCTCTTTACCAACTGGTGTATTGAATAGTGCATGCATATTAAGACTTATAGTATCTTCATCATCCTTACCTCTAGGGTATCCATCAAACTTACTTGTGATTCCTATTGTTTCATTCTGCTGCTTGTTCATTTGGTGCTTGCTCCATATTCTGTGGTTGCATCATTTGTTGTTGTGCTAACTGCTGTGCAGTTTGTACTAGCAGTTTGCGTTCTTCTAAATCTCTAATCAAAGTATCAGGAACACCAAACTTTCTTGCAAGATGTGCTGCTGTTTCTTCTGTGTTTACTAAAAGATTTACTGTCTGTGGACCAAACGAACCACCTACAAGCTCTAACCACCTAGCTATTGCAGATATATCTTGATTAGATTGTGCTTGTGCTAATGGAGATACAGACTTTACTTTTATCTGTCTACCATTGATTGTTGGTATTTCTATGCGACCTTGTTTCTTCAAGATATAAACAACACGCTGAAGGACTGGCTGCACCATCTCAGCTTGTAATCTACCAAAAGCAGAACCCATACGTCTACTTAGGTCTGCCATTCTTTCTGCAACTTCTGTTGCGCTTGCTGGTGTTCTATCTGGATTACCAAGCATATCATTATACAATGCTCTCTTTATATTCTGACGCATATCACTTAATACAAAGTTAGTGAAGTTGAGGTCACCAGCTTGTTTGATTGGTTGCAATCCAGCAGAGTTTGGTGCTTTTGGAATTACAGTTCCAGGCACTAGATTAATTGTATCTGGATTTATAACACCATCATCATCCATTTGATATATTCCGGAGATAGCCATTGCTGCATTGTTAAGTATTGATTCTACTGTGAGATTAGTAGTTTTAATTGCACTCAAGCAGTTAAATATTGGACCTCGACCATAGACTTCACCAGCACAAGTATTCCAGCGAAAACATATATATGGATTACTACCAGTACCAGTAAGAGATTCTTTCTTTAGAATTTCAAGAGTATTAAGCTCAATACAAATATACATAAACGCATCTTCATTAAGCTTTGAATAATCTTTACAAACAATTTCTAACAACTTTGTTTTTGTATCAGGTTTAGAAATCATAGCATTGGTAAGCTCTTGTGGCATCTCTATATCTGGAAACAAGATATGCAAATCAGAGTAACGTACTTGTCTTTCTCTATATACATGGTCGATGTTATCATCAGGACCAACATCCAGAACTACATGAGGTAATGGAATAGCAGAAAAAGATACTGGATTAATAGCATCACCTTCAGAAACATGAAGGATACCAGTACCAACAGCCAAATCCATAAAGGACTCATGAACCTCTTGAGCAAAGTTTGAGTTCTGCAATACTTCAAAAACATACTCAGTTATAAAGTCCAACTCATTATTTATTTCATCTCGTTCATCTAGTGGTATCTCTGAGCCAGCAGCAAAATCAGCCCAACGAGCAAAGTTGGGGACAAGTCCTTGCTGGAGTCTTGATGCAAATTCTTGTACTCCAACGACAGCAGTCTCATCAAATATTTTTTCATCTCTACGTTCTCCTATGGTCTTCGATTTAAAGGTTTCTCGCATAGGCATTGTAAATTCATAGCAATCATCAAACACATCTTCAAAGTGTTGACGTATAGTTTTAGCTTTCTCAAACTTTTCTTTGTAGTATTTAGCTAATGCTTTTGGTTCTGTTGGCATACCAATATGCATATTAGTACCTTCTTAAACCAGTCTGTGTTGTTTGCGTACCTTGTGAAAGAAAACCAGAACCGCCTTGACTTCCTGTAAACAAAGAACCTCTTCCAACTTTTCTTCTAAATACTGTACCACCAGTATCATAGAATAAACTTGTTTTGACTGGAGATGACGTTTCTACTTCTTCATCAAGAGCTTTCTGCCTATTGATAATCTTTTGCTCTTCTTCTTCCTTTTGTGCAGCCTTTGTTTCTTCCTTTACCTCTTGTCTAGGTTCAGGAGTTGGGCTACCACCACCACCAAAGCACATACTTACCTCCTTATGTCCATTCCAAAAAAGTTCCTCTTTCTAGCTATACTAGGTCTTTTAAATAAATTAAAGTCTTTTCTTGCATTGAAAGCTTGCATTGGTTTTTGTCCAGACATTAAACTTCTTCCTTCTCCAGCTCCTAACATCAAGTATTGCAGAGCATCATGAATATGGGAATACATATTTTTTTCTGGTTTATCTTCATATCTTTCTCCAGATACTTGCATTCTTCTGTAGCAGTAGCCACCTTGAAATCCTTTTATAAGTTGTGGGCATCTTCTATCTATTAAGAAACCAGATTTACCATCTACCATTTTATTAAGTTGTGAAGAAACAGATTCGAGTCTTAGGTCTATGCTGTTGCTAGGAGCTGGTGTTGCTTTGAGTCCAGCACCACGCAGTATTTGAAAAGGAGTTGACTCATCTGTCTGCGCCCTAAAATCTCCAGCTGGGTCACCATAGATATACACATCAAGATTACCAAATCGTGTAGCAATCTCTTGTCGTAATAATTCTGAGAAACGTACTATACCCATATCAATAGCAACTATCTCTGACTGCACCAACCATCGACCTCGAACCTTTTGTCCAAACACAGCAGATGGAGTCAATCCAAAATCAATACCAATATACAAAGGTACGCCAGCAGCAATTGGTATTTCCTCTTGTGCAATGTGTGAATCACTTACAAAGTCTGGATAGACTGGCTTACCTTCTTGAATCATACCAAGACGATTCATAACATAAACATCTATCCAACTTTTGGTTTTACCATTCACAATGTTTGGATAATAGCTTTGTAATATGTTTTTGCTGTTCTCTGCTTTAGAGGTTGGGGAATAGGATAATACTTCGCCCTTCTCACCAAGATTTTCTTTCATTGCTGCTGGCTGAGTATAGAACTTCCAGTTCTCAGGCTTGACTAACATTGTTGCTTGCTCTCTAGGTATGTGGTCTGGTATTGGGACTTCGCCTGACATGATAGCCCACCAATGGTCTTCTTCTGGTGCGTTGGTATCACAGATAACACCTGACCAACTAGAACCACCCTCTCGCATACTTGGGTATCGACCAACACGCATAGTACATGCATCAACAATACTCTTTGGTATCTCTCTTGCTTCGTTAATCCATATTCCAGTTAGTTCGAGTGACAATAACTTCTTTACATCTTCTGGTCTATCCAATGCTAAAAATATAATTTCAAGGTCTAAATCATTCATAATAATATGGTGAGTGTATGGAACAGACCAATGAAACTTCCCCCACTCATTCTCTGGAAACCAATCCAACCATGTCTTAATTGTTGTTGTTCTAAGTTGTGGGTTTGTATTTCGTATGATAGCCCAGCGTGATTTACGCACTCCATCATCATTTGGCTTCTGCTCGAGAGCCCTTCGGAATACTTCAACACAACACGCAACAGATTTACCAGAACCAACTGGACCTCGTATACCACGAAAAAAACTATTATCCTTCATAAAATCTTTGATAACTTTACCATCAGGTTTGTAAGTAAACTTCATCTCAGACCTTTATCTATTCCAGACTTCAATAACTTTTCTATAGTTTCCTGACCTTGTGCTTCAATTATGTTATCAAGCATTTTATTAGTAATGAAGGAAGCTCCATGTTTCTCGTCAAAGTATTGGAAATGTATCTTTCTTACAAGCTGACGCAACATACGATGGTCTTCTGGTTTGAGAGTATTTATGAAGCTCATGAAAACTTTCTATGTGATGCTGTCTTCTTTGCTATCTTCTTCGGTTGTTTAGAAACTTGTTTGCCCTTACGCATGGCTGCTCTTTTCTTTCGAGTAGTTGCTCGATACTCAGCATCCGATAAAGATTTTATTGCTGACTCTGGTAAATACCTCTCCCCAGTTTTGAGAGAGGGTTTACCAGACTTGGTTCGCCACT